TTCTAAAGTAATAGAATTAGCGGTAACCCCTATGTCAGGATTTTGATTCATTATAGAACCAAATAACGTATTACCTGATCTGGGTAACGCTAGTAAAAAGAATATCTTTCTAGAATTTAACATCTGTATATTTTTTAATTTCTTCTTTTAAGGTTATAACATTATCATTATTTAATACAAGAATAGGAAACTCTTGATACCCTAATTCTAACCCTGCAAGATAACGATTATTACCTACACAAATTTTATATTTATCTCCTTCCTGTACGCACAGGAGAGGATTAATAATTTTTCCTTCTTTGATAATTGCTTGTTTTACTCTTTTGTAAAATTCACTATTTCGCTGGTTCTTTGGATTCTTTTCCAAAGATTGGTTTCTCAAGAACAGCTTCTTTTTGTTTATTACCATCTAATAAGCCTAATTCTTTTTTGGTTCGTTCAATAGTTTGGAGTTGTCCTAACACATTAAACACTTCAGGTTGAGAAGAACCAGAGGTCAGAGTATGAGCTTTGTTTTTCATGATCTGATGATACGATTCTAATTGATGGGTATTTACATTTTTGGTATCAAAACTTCCATCATCAAATTCTTTTTTTAACATAGACCACATTTTGATTTCTCTCATTCTATCTCTAGCTACTAATTCCATATTCGCTTTAGAATAAATCTTTTCATCTAGATCAATTGCAAGAATTTCTTTTTTATATTCATCTGTTTCTGTCTCTAGTTTTTTTTCAATCCATTTGATTTTGGCATCATTTCTTCTAGCATCAAACGATAAAGACATTAAATTTTCTAAGAATACATTTTGTTCTCTAACACATTGCCAGTACTTAGAAGCTTTATTAGGGTATTTTGCATCTTGAAGCACGGATACTCTAGCTTCGGTTTCGGTTCTAAATACTTGTTTCTTAGTCCAAGTATCTCTTAATTCTTCAATGATAACGTTAAATGATTTAACGTCTTCTACATCTAAAATGTTATTTAAATTAGGCGATTCTTTTTCTATTAGACTTTTTATATTTCTTTTTTCTGTCATAAATTCCTTTTAATTATAAAGGTATATATAGTCTTTATTAAGAAGTAGTCAAGGTTGAAGCAGCAGCTCCTGTTGGTGATGCTGGAGATCCAGTGTTATATTCTTCAGTTGCATTTGAGAAAGGAGAAGGATTACCTGCCCCAGCAAAAGCGGCTCCAGATGTACCGTTTACAGAATCTGTTGCATAAGCTCTTTGGTTAGCCATTGATGCTGCAGAAGCCCAAGCGGAACCATCCCAACTTTGTGAAACAGTGCTTTTTGGATTATTTCCAAAAAATAATGCACTAGTTAAATCTCCAGATCCTCCCATTTGATAACCACCTGTTCCTAAATTTCCTACGGCTGTCCAAGCTGATCCATTATATTCATTAGCCAATGTATTAGGAGATCCTGGTTGTCCTCCAGCTATAGTGGCAGTTTGTGATCCTACAGCACAAATACCAACACCTGAAACTGGATAATTTCCTCCCGCTGTCCAAGAAGTTCCATCGTATTCTTCGGTATTATTAGAAGGAGCTGCTCCAGCTGGACTTCCACCAGGAGCTGTTTGACCTGCTATAGATAAACCAGCAGTTTGAGTTCCACATCCTCTGTTTTCATAATGATAATTAGGACTTGTATTAACTGTTGTCCAAGTAGATCCATTGTATTCTTCGGTTGCATTAGATTGAAGAGTAGGTCCTAACTGTCCTCCCATATAAAATGCTGCGGTTTGTGTTCCACCACTTGCAGCGATAAATCTAGCTGTATTAATTGCTCCGCCTGCTGTCCAAGTTGCTCCATCATATTCTTCCGTTGCAGATTGAACCCCGCCGCCTGGACTTGTAAAACCTGCAATAGCTAAACCAGCTGTTTGTGTTCCCGCTCCTGATCTATAGGCATATGAATTAATCATATTACCACCACTCGCCCAACCAGTAGCTGTAGATGGATCATAATTATCTATGCTTGAAAAATATTCTTCGGTTAATGCTGATTGAGTTCCAGGAGTTGTTTGTCCTCCAAAAAAAGCTGCTGCATTAATTGTTCCAGATCCTGCTCCACGAAGTCTTCCTGTTGATAAAGAAGGTTGGGATGACCAAGCTGTTCCATCATAAGCTGCTGCAGTTGAAACTACTGTTGCTGTAGGCTGACCACCAAAAGTTAATCCTGCAGAACTATTTCCAGAATTGGTGTTACTTGCTCTTGTATCAGGTAAAGAACCACCTGCTGTCCAAGTGCTCCCATTATATTCTTCTGAAGTTGCAACAATACTTGGTGTTGAGCCACCCGCTGACAAAGTAGCTGTTTGTGTACCTGAACCTCCTCCATCTCTTTTTGCAACAGGTAAAGCTCCCCCTGCTGTCCAAGATGAGCCATCGTATTCTTCTGTTGAGGTATACACAGTACTTGGAGGATATGTATATCCACCAAAACCTAATCCTGCTGTTTGTGTTCCAGATCCCATTAAAAAATATCTTGCTGTTCCTAAACTTCCCCCCGCAGTCCAAGCGGAACCATTATATTCTTCTGTTGAAGAAATTCCTGCACCTGGTGGAGAACCTGCAAATGCTAATCCTGCTGTTTGTGTTCCAGTTCCTCCTAAATTATATCTTGCCGTGCCTAAATTTCCACCACCTGTCCAAGTATTACCATTATATTCTTCTGTAGCAGTAGAGTTAGTGGCAGGTTGTACTAATCCACCAAAAACCATAGTGGATGATTGAGTACCAGAGTTTGCTCCAGCTACTCTTGTTCTAGCAGTTCCCATATTACCACCAGCGCTCCACGCTTTAATTTGTACTAATGATTTGAGTGTACCTTCGGTCGAGTTATACCACACCTGTCCTTCATTCGATGTACTTAACGTAGGATCGGAAGATAGGTATTTAACTCTGTAACCTCTGATATCACTATAGTTCGCCATTGGGTAAATTCCTTATGGTAATGTGATTGCAGTAGGTCTTTGATTTAAATTTTGTTGTTCTTCGGATAATGCATCCCAAGCGGCTTGTGCTGCGGTAACTTCTGCGTCCACTAGTGTCTGTGCTTCTGCTTTAGTTTTTTCAACACCGTTCTTCTCTGCTAACCAAAGTGCGCCTTTTTCGTTGTTCCCTACGACCCATACGTCCCCTGGAAAACCACGAAGAAAGAATGCTCTTCTATCTTCTGCAGTGAAGAAACCTTTACCTGTATTGGTAGCTGTTCCATATATAAATAGTGCCATTTTTTATACTCCTTGTGTTAGTGTTATATAGCTTATCACAGGCAAATGCAATTAGCTAGTTGTTATATCTACGTAATTCTTTGCGGATGTTTCTCCGTTAAATTCTTCTGTATTTGCAACTGGAGTACCTGTAGTTCCTGTGAAAGTAATAGCAGAACCACTTGAAGCAGACGCTGTACTTGCTCCTCCAGCTCCTCTACCTGTTGACAAAGATGGCCTGTTTGACCAAGCGGTTCCGTCATATACAGAAACAGTAGCCATTCTATTAGGAGAAGTTTGAGGGCTATATCCTTGAACTTGCATTGCATCTGTTGAAGGACCTACACCTGCAGCAAAACCACCTCCTATATAAATCATATTTCCTCCAGTAGTCCAAGATGAACCATTCCATTCAGTCGTAAGATTTAAATAAGTTCCACCTGGATCTTCTCCTCCAAACATTATATTTGCTGTTTGAGTCCCCGCTTGAGAAGTTCCACCTCTATTTGTAGGACTATCTGTTGAAGCTGTCCAAGAGGTTCCATCATATTGTTCGTGGTCTTGTGACCTTCTAGCAAAACTTGCAGCGGTTTGTATTCCACATCCTCCTGAACCTGCTGAAGAAGTATTTAAATTTCCACCTGCTGTCCAAGTAGATCCATCGTATTCTTCTGTAGCTACAATAGGTCCAGCAGGCTCTCTTCCCGATATCCAAGCAGCTGTTTGAGTACCTCCTCCTCCTGAAGATTGTCCTAGACCACTAGTAGTTCCACCTGCTGTCCAAGTTGCTCCATCGTATTCTTCTGTTAAATTGTAATAAGTAGTTAATGTGTTACTAAATCCACCTGCAAATAAAGCACTATTTGTAGCTCCTGCACTGCCACCTCCATATCTTGCTGTGCTCATATTTGCACCACTCGACCAAGCTGCTGGTGTGATGATACTTGTTGAAATATTAAATTCTTCGGTGGCTGCGCTAAGAGCGGGACCTGTATCTCCACCAAAACCCATAGTACTTGAAGAAGGACCTTGATTAGAAGCTGCTAAAGCAGATCTTGCTGTTGCCATAGATGCAGTAGTTGTCCAAGACGTACCATCATATGTTTCAGCTGTATTTGTTTGAGAAGGATTACCTCCACCAAAAGTTATAGCCGCTGTTTGAGAACCAGAAGCAGCACTGTATTGTCTACCTATATTAGAAGCACTCACTGCTGTCCAAGTAGAACCATCATAAGCTTCAGTATTTGTTAAACCAGAAGAGGGAGGTCTTCCTCCATTTACTATACCTGCTGTTTGTGTACCTGCACCAGCTAAACCATATCTAGCTGTACCCATATTACCACTTGCTGTCCAAGAAGTTCCATTATAATTTTCAGTTTTAGCACTTGGTGTACCTGGCTCTAATCCTCCAGCTGCAACAGCTGAAGTTTGAGTTCCAAATCCTGCTGGTAACTGTCTACCTGATCCCATAACAGCGGCTGGAGTAGACCAAGTTGAACCATCATAACTTTGAGTAAGGGTTGAATAAGATGTTGGAGGAGTTGATCCACCAAAAACTAAACTAGCTGTTTGTGTGCCTGCTGCACCTGCACCATACGTGGCTGTTCCTAAATTTCCAGTTGTTGTCCAGCCTGATCCATTATATTCTTCAGACGTATCTCTTCGATTGGAAGAGGCTGGGCTTCCAGCTCCTCCAGCAGATAAAGCTGCTGTTTGAATACCTGTTCCCATAAGAAATCTTTTTGTAGTAGGTAAAGGCGTACTACTTGACCAAGCAGCAGAAGACAATACCGATCTAAATGCACCTGTAGTCGAGTTATACCAAACTTGGCCTTCCGCCTCGTTAACAGGATCTGTGTCCAAAAATTTTACTGCTTTTCCAAATAGTTCTTTATATGTTGTCATAATATTATGTTGTTGTGTCTAGGGTTTGAGGTGCTGCGTATGCTCCAGTGAATTCTTCGGTTGCTGCTGTACTTGGATCACCTCCAAAAGCTAATGCTGATGAAACTGTTCCAGCTGCTCCTAAATAATTTCTAGCAGTCGCTAAAGAAGCAGTCGTTGCCCAGTTAGTTCCATCATATTCTTCTACATCTGCAAATACAGGAGAACCACCACCTATAGCTAAATTAGCAGATTGTGTACCTGCTCCCCATAAAGCTGATCTAGCTTTATTCATAGAATTAACAGTTGTCCAAGACGTTCCATCATAAGCTTCTGCACTTGCAGCAAGTCCTGGAACTCCTGGTGCAGTACTTCCTCCTGCCGCAAAAGCAGCAGATTGTGTACCTACTCCAGTAGTACCACTTTTTGAAATATTAGTAGGGTTTACACTTGTCCAACTTGTTCCATCATATGTTTCAGTGGCAGTAGTTCTTGAAGGACCTCCCATAAAAGCAAGTCCTGCAGTTTGAGTACCTGCTCCTCCAGCTATAGTTCTTGATGTATTTAAACCTCCACCTGCTGTCCAAGTTGCTCCATCATATTCTTCCGTTGCAGTTAATCCAGATGGAGAAGGTGTTGCATATCCACCAAATCCTAATCCCGCTGTTTGTGTTCCTGCTCCTCCAAAATAATATCTAGCAGTTCCTAAATTTCCACCTCCAGACCAAGAAGTTCCATTATATTCTTCGGTAGAATTTCTTTTTCCTGTTCCAGGAGTATAACCACCAAAACCTAAAGCAGCGTCTTGAGTTCCAGAGGTAGCTGATGCTAATCCAAATCTAGCAGTACTTAAACTTCCACCACTCGCCCAAGCCGCAGCAACTAAAGCCTGACCTTTCAAAACTCCAATCGTAGAGTTATACCAAATCTGTCCTTCTAATGGGTTTGCTGGATCACTGCTTAGTGTTCTTATGAGTTGACCACTTATTTCTTTATAGGTTGTCATTCAACCTCCTTAATTATTCTGGAGCAGCCAGCCCTGTGTTGAATCTACGTATACTAAAGTAAAACCTGCTCGTTCGGTTGCAACGGTTAAATCTGCTGCAACTCCTTGAATGTTATGTCCGTTTCTAGCAATAGTTAAATTATTACTGTCAAAAGTTCCAGCGTAATCAACAAATGAAATAAAATCACCTATCACTGCTGAGGTGGGAAGCGTTACTGTAAAGGCTGCACTGGTTGTATTACAAAAATATCCGTTACCTGCTACCGCATTGGCTGGATCTGCTGTGATAACTGCTTGCCAAGATGCACCACCAGAAATATCTCCAAAGGATGCAGTCGTACCATCAGTAGTTAAAACTTGTCCCGTAGTTCCCATGGTAATTCCACCAAAGGCACCATTGTCATTAAATTGAAGTTGTTTATCAGAACCTCCTGGAGGGGATGCTAGTGCTACATCTACTACATCGGTTCCATCAGAATAAACTAATTTAAAACCTTTATCCGTTGTATCAAAGGTTGCCCCTGTTCCTGAAGTAGTTTTAATTACTACATCGTGAGCTCCTGAAGTTGAATTTTTTATAATATAATTTTTTTCAATACCATCTGGTATTACTACATTTACGGAAGTAGTAATGGTCCCTGTTAAATCAAGAACAGCATTTTTACCATTGGAAGTAATTCCATTAGAAAAAGTTAACGTTGCTCCGGTAGTTGCATTTAATGGAATTGCTTCATAACCAGCAATGGCTTGTTGTACAATGTTTAAATTGGTATTAGTAATATCTCCCCATAGACCGGCTTTTTCACCCGTGACCATGAGTTCTAGTTTCAGATCTGTAGAATAGCTTGATGGCATATTTTATATAATTCCTTAATTAATTAGTTTTTATTCAAATTATGCGGCTGTGTCAATATTATTCCAAGTGACATTAGATCCGGTAGAAACTTCAGTATACGCTACAGAGGTGCCTGTGTCAACAATGGTCCACACTTGAGATACTTCATTTCCAAGCTCTAACGTTAATTGATTTCCTGTTAATAGTACCGATCCAGTTATGGTAAAAGTAACACTTCCTGCAGTCGTATTAATCTGTTGTCCCGTAACATCTACTAGAGTATTGGCATCTAAAACAGCGGTTCCTAAAGTGGCACTTATTTGTTGACCAGTTAAAGCCACGTCTGGTGCTACATCTACGGTTCCTACCGCTGTTGATAATTGATTTCCTGTGACTGGTATATTTGCAATACCTCCTACGACTACATTTCCAGTATCGGTTTCTAAAACAAAACCAGTTACATCTGCCAAGGTAAGAGCATCGAGCGTCGCGGTGCCAGAGACAATAGATAATTCATTACCGGTAACATCAAAGGCTACATCGGTTTTACCAATAGCATCTCCTAAAGAAAGTGGTATTTGGTTTCCTGATGCAAAAGCATCCGGTGAAGGGTCTACAGAACTTAATGCAAAAGCAGCAGTAAGACCTGTTGGTGAAGCAATCGTTAAAAGATCTAATGTAGTATCTCCTAAGTCTGTGCTTAATTGAAAACCTGTAAGTTCAACTTGAGTGGATACAGAATCGGTTCCCCAGTCGAGTGTACCCCAACCGGTTTCTCTTCCCCATCCTGCATTTAATTCTTCTGTAGTGGTAACATCCCCTTGATCAATACTTAAACTGATACCGGATACGTTTACCGATACATCAGAAAGATCTCCCCAAGAGTTTTCACCCCAAGGTAAATCGGCATTCCATCCAATATTGGCCATAATAGGTTAGCTCCTATTAGTTGCCGATTCTTAGAATAGCTGCTGAAGTGGTAAATGCTGGGAACTGAATGGTAAAAGTTCCTGAAGTCGCTGTTTTGTCTGCACCAAAATCTAATACTGCTACCGCCTTGTTAGACGAAGAAATATTATAAATTAAAGCACCTCTAGCTGTGATTGTTACACCTGTAAAAGACAAATCTGCAAAATCGACAATCGCAACACCGGATGAGACTGAAGTACTTGGATTTGGTTTTACTAAGGTTCCACCACCGGCAGTATATTGACCTGAATCTCCAACTTCATTGGTAGCAGAATATACTGTAGTAGAAGAATCTAACGTTGCAGCAGAAGTATACAAAGCAAGTTTAAAAGTATCTCCACCAGAAAATTGAAACGTATGTTCTCCTTCTAATAGTTCTTTTTTAAAACTGTTCGCAACCGCTTGTGTTATAGCCATAGTTTACTCCTTATTGTTGTTTTGGAAGTCGAGGTGAACCACTATCGTATTCATCTCTTCTTCGTCTTCCCATTTGCTCAACTGTAAATCCTTCAAGAGCCTGCTTATATTTTCCTTCGTAATACTGGATCATATCCGCGGGACCTTTTAAAAATCCAAAAGCTTCTACTAAACATGCATATGTTAAGCCGTTGGGAAATTCGGTACTTAAATATGTAGTGGTATTAGTACTCGATAATCCCTCTGGTTTCAAGATATAATTTATCTGCATGTTATAATTTATGTCTGGAGTAGGGGCTACTACAATCGTGTTTTCATCCCAATAGGAGTAGTATTTAGGTAATCCTTGAACTCCGGTAGGGTCATACTCCGACATGAAACTGGTATCTCTGTATTCTAGAAACGAGCGGCTAGAGTTATCTGCTCCACCGGTAGAATTAGTGATTTGAGCAGATCGAATAACTAATGTTTGATCATTTACAAGAGGTGTATTTACATATCTTTGACCTGCTACGATATCTGCTTGTGCGTATTGTCTATTGTTATCTGAATCTACATCTCTTAAAATTCTAAATTCTGCATCTAATAGAAACCCATCTACAATCGTAGAGGTAAATACATTAGAATCTACTTCACAATAATCTCTAATTTTTTGTACTAATTCTGCGTATGTCATTATGCTTGTAAGTTCACTGGACCTGCGGTACAGCCAACATCTCCTCCCGTTACATTTCCAGAAGTTGCATTATCTGTACTTTGGAAATAATAATAATTAGTCGTATCTCCTACAATACCACTGCTATTAATTTGTCCGACCGTTATGGTAAAACCATTAGTATTACTAATATCAGTTACTCCATCAATAATAGGCACATCATTAAATCCAGTAGCATTCGTTGCTCCTCTAAATCGTACCACATTTCCTGTGCTTCTTCCATGATTAGGAGAAAATACATTGATGTAAGTAGTACCGGAATAAATAATAGTAGTAAAAGGATTGGGTTGTAATGCAATTAATACAGGAGGTTCTACTCTATCGGGTCTTGCAAATTGTAATCCTTGTGGATCTGCAACCGTTGGTTTTGGTTCTAATTGAGGTTGTTTTGGTTCAAACTCAGAAGTATGAACTCTAGCACCATTCCATTCTACTACCATTTCTTTATAAGGAAATGCCATTCCACTTCGGTCTGAAATAAATTGTGCAAATCTTCCTCTTGATAAATTAGACATTTGGATAATAAGTTTTAGGGGTTATAAAAGTACTAGAAGAAGATCCGTCTTCTTCTAACGCTCTTTGTAATTCATCTTCATACAATAATTTTAATTCTTGAGTTCTTGCAGGTGCTTTTTTAATAGATAAATAAAAAGCTAATCCTGCGCACATACATGGAACAAATCGATACGGAACATCGGTTGCATTAGTATAGGCACCTGAATCTTGAATTCTTTTTACGTAATAGTAATTAATAAAATTTCCTGCTTCTGTACTTCCAGGAGTTAGATATAAAGTAATAGTTACCTTATCAATAAATCGTTGTACGAAATATTGTGTAGGAGTTCCTTGTTGAGTTTTAGAAGAAAGACCTTGATACGTAGATCTACCAATTTTAGTTAAAGAAAAATCAGTTCCTGAACTATTTCTATATACTGCTTCTAAAATATCATCTACTCCATAAATAGCAGTAGCATCAGAAGTACCATCTCCTGTAGAACGATACATCGTATATTCCGATTGACCATCTACTAAAGTAATAGAATTATTTCCTACTTCCCAATAATGAAGTCCTCTATTTCCCCATTCTTGAAATAAAATATTTAACGATCTTCTTGCTGAAACTAAATCATAACCCGAAGCAAGCGTATAGCCTATTCGTTCGTATGACTCTTCTATGATTTCATCAATAGAAAAATTCTTTTCAAAAACGTAAGTTCCAGAAGTAGTGTTAGCCATTTAGCCTCCTACCCTGCTGTTAAACCGGGGCCTGAATATTTGTCTGTTAGTAAAGTAACTGCAGCTACTGTAAAAGTAGAAACATAAAT